CCGGCAGCCCGAGTGGTCCGCCACGCTCTACGACCCCGAGCCCGAGGAGCAGGACTACGCGGAGGGCGAGGCACCGGAACCGAAGCGGCCGAAGCCGCCCGCGGCGCAGAAACCGCAGGCGTTGCCGAAGCGTGGCGAGTCCCTGCTCTCGCGGGCCGAAGATCAGGCCCGAGTGAAGTTCATCCCGCCGGAGAATGCCGATCCGTCCGAGCACAGGACGGTGGTCATCAGCGTGGCGAAGGTCGACGCGGACCTGGCGAAAGACCCGGGCAAGTACGTCGGGCATGGCGGCGAGGGTGCCGGCATCGCGGGCCGATACGCCAACTTCCGCGAATTCCTCGCCCGCGCCCGGATGCGGCACGAGCCGGTCGAGCAGCCGCGGGCGTCCCTGGCCGTGGACACCGGGCGGATCGCCATCAGCGACGGTCGGCACCGATTCGCCGTGTTCCGTGATGAGGGCCAGGAATTGCTGCCCCTGACCGTCCCGAAGGACGAGGCCGCGAAGATCCGCCGCATGTACGGTCCGCGCCCATGAGCCGGCGCCAGTCATCCGGCCTCGACCGCAAGGCCCGCTGAGCCCCCCACGACGACGACCAGCCAGCAGCCCCGAGAGATCGCGGGCCGATCGGAGTCCGCCAATGCTGAGCACCCACATGCTTCCCATGCCCGAGAAACCGCCCGGCCAAAGAGCCATGAACCTGTCGGTGACGCTGGACCTGCTCGTCCAGATGTGCAAGCCGGCGCCGGAGGGCTACTGGTGGCGGCTCGAGGCCAATCCGCTGCCCACCGATGCCCGGGTCGTCGGCACCCATTACGACCCGGACCTCCGAATGGTCGTCTTGACGCTCGAGAGCGCCGAGTGGCCGGAAGTGCCGGAGGGCAATCACCTGACCGAGGTCGCCGCGCCCCGGTTCGTCGCCAAGATACCGCCCCCGGAGCCCACGCCATGAATCGAGCCCTCAAGATCACGACCGACCACGACAGCGACGACGGCCAGGCCGAGCGCGAGCCGGCCCAGCCGAAGGGCACCACCGTCTCCGAGCACGACCGGCTCCTGCCGACCGGCGGGTTCGGCAGCTTCGGGCATTTCCTGTGGGCGACGGCCAAGGGCGGCCACCACGGGCACCCGGGGCTGCGGCAGGCGGCCGTCGAGCTGAAGCGGTGGGAGGACATCCAGTCCAAGCAGCGGCAGATCGACCTCGAGGCCAAGGCCCCGCAGGGCATGTTCGAGGAGAGCGACCCGGACGGCGGGAACCTCGTGCCGCCCAAATACGCGGTCGACCTGTACCAGCGGACGTACGACCAGAACCAGCTCCTGCGGTACCTCAGCCCGATCCCGATCGCCGGCCGCCGGATCGGCATCCCGGCCCTCAAGGAGGACTCGCGGGCGGACGGGTCCCGCCACGGCACGGTCCGGGGCTACTGGGCCTACGAGGCCGACCAGTACACCCGGTCCAGTCCCCAGTTCCGCCGCATCGAGCTGCTGCTGCACAAGCTGGTCGTCGGGGTCTACGCGACCGAGGAGATCATCGAGGACTCGCCGCAGGCGCTGGAGAACTACGTCACGCCGCTGGCGACGGCCGAGATCAACTTCCAGGTCAACGACGCGGTGATCAACGGCGGCGGGGCCGGCAAGCCCATGGGTCTGCTCAAGGCGAACAGCAAGATCACGGTGGCGGCGGTGAGCGGCCAGGGTGCGACGACGATCGTCGCCCAGAACCTGCTGAGCATGAAGAACCGGATCACGCCCGCGTTCCGCCGCGGGATGGTCTGGCTGTTCAACCAGGACGCCGAGCAGTCGCTCGACCGGATGTACGTCGGCACGGGCCAGCACTCGGCGACCAACTTCCTCTCCTACGACGACGGCGGCTCGCTGCGGATCATGGGCTCCCCCGCCCTCCTGATCGAGCAGTGCGCCACGCTCGGGACCGAGGGCGACATCATCGCGTTCGCCCCGCAGGGCTACGCCTGCATCGTCAAGCAGCTCGGGGTCGAGTCGGCGATGAGCACGCACGTCCGGTTCGACTACGGCGAGAGCATGTTCAAGTTCCGTTTCCGCATGGACGGCCAGGTCAAGGACGACGTCGCCCTGACGCCCTACAAGGGCACCCAGACCACCTCGGCCGTCGTCACCCTCAGCAGCACGAGGACCTGACCCATGCCCGACCTCGAGATCAAGGCCGGCGACTGGGAAGTCAAGGCGATCGACGACCAGGGCGCGTTCTCGGTCTACTTCGCCGCGTTCGGCAACGTGGACCGCGGCGGCGACGTCATCAGCCCCGGGGCGTTCCGCAACCTGGAGGAGTTCGTCAAGGACGGCTGGATCGGCATCAACCACCAGATGGAGCGGCTCCCGGTCGGCTACGCCACCCGGGCGACCCAGGACCAGAAGGGGCTGCTGATCGAGGGCCGGTTCCACACGACTCCGGAGGCGCAGGCGTGCCGGACGGTCGTGGTCGAGCGGATGCGGGCCGGCAAGCGGGTCAAGGGCTCGATCGGCTACAAGACCGGCGCGGGCGATACCCGCCAGGCATACGAGGGCGGGCGTTCCGTCCGCCGGATCGACGGCCTCGACCTCTACGAGGCGTCATTCGTGAATCTGCCGATGAATCCCGCCGCCGACGCGGTATCCGCCAAGTCCCTAGGGGACGAAGGGGGCCCCGAGATGAGCGACAAGGTGCTGACGATCGACGCCCTCAAGTCCTGGCTGGAGACGCAGACCAAGGCGGGGAGGGTCCTCAGCAAGAGCAACCACGCGAAGCTCAAGGCGTGGCACGGCACGCTGTCCACGATGTGCAGCGACATGAAGGGGCTCGTCGACCAGTACGACCCCGACAACGACGCCGCCGACGAGCCGGACGGCGACCCCGACGACACGACGAAGGAAGTCGACCCGCGCCGCTCGGCCGGGAATTCGATCCCGGGCGACCAGGGCATCGGCGGCGCGGCCACGGCCCGCAACCGGAAGGCCACGGAGGCCGAGGAAGCGAGGCTCCGCATCCAGCGGAACCTCGACGACATGCGGGCGCGAGCGGTTCGCGTCCACACGCAGTTCGCGCTCATGCGATGAACAGGAGCGAAGTTCATGGACCCAGTGCTTCAGGAGCTCCGCTCCCAGTGGGATGCGAAGCGCAGTCAGGTGGAGATGGCGACCGCTCGATTCGAGCAGCTCGCCCTGAGCGACCCCGAGGCGGCCCAGATCGAGCTGGCCAAGTCGGACCAGGCAGTCAAGGACGCCTCCGACCTCGAGCGGAAGATGCTCGAGTACCAGGAGGCCCGGCAGCGTGAGCAGGAGATCCGCCAGAAGATGGAGAAGTCCATCAAGACGATCACCCAGCGCGGCGGCCGGCCCCTGCCGTTCTCCGTCGGGGACGGCGTGACGGTCGACCAGGACCCGCTCGTGTTCCGGAAGATGGACGGCACCGCGGCCGAGCCGTCGACCCGCCGCGAGTTCACGCGGTTCGCCTGCGACGTCAAGGCCAGCAACGGCCGGCAGCACATCACCTTCGGCGACTCCGAGCTCGACAAGAAGGCGCCCACCGGCGGCTTCAAGTCGCTCGGCCACTTCGCCTGGTGCGTCACCCGACGAGGCCGCGACGGGCGGGGCGACCCGCACGCCGTCGACATGCTGAAAGATTGGCAGTACCTGCAGGTCAAGGCCCCGCAGGGGATGTTCGAGGAGTCGGACCCCGACGGCGGCGACCTGATCCCGCGGGAGTTCTCGAACAACATCTACGAGAGGATGATGGCGACGAACCAGATCCTCCCGTACCTCCAGGGGCTGCCGCTGGCCGGCAACACCCTCACGGTGCCGGCCCTCAAGGAGGACAGCCGCGCCGACGGCTCCCGCCACGGCGGCGTGCTCGGCTACTGGGAGGGCGAGGCCGACCAGTACGCCAAGACGAGCCCGAAGTTCCGCAACATCAACCTCAAGCTCCACAAGCTCACGGTGCTGACCTACGTGACCGAGGAGCTCCTGATGGACTCGGCCGTCGCCCTGGAGGCGTACCTCGGGCGTCTGGTCCCGCGCGAAGTCAACTTCAAGATCAACGACGCGTTGATCAACGGGCTCGGCTCCGGGATGCCGCAGGGCATCCTCAAGGCCAACAGCAAGGTCACGACCACGGCCGTCTCGAGCCAGGGCGCCGGCACGATCGTGTACCAGAACATCACCGACATGTGGCGCAACGCGATCGGCTCCCAGCGATCGTCCGCCATCTGGCTGTACAACCAGGACTGCGAGTCGGCCCTGTACCGGATGTACATGGCGACCGGCACCGCGGCCGGCGTCGCGGTCTACACGCCCAACGAGCCGACCGAGTTCAAGTTCATGGGCCGCCCGGCGCTCGTGATGGAGCAGTGCGCGACGCTCGGCACCGAGGGCGACCTGATCCTGTTCTGCCCCGAGGGCTGGGCCACGATCATCAAGGGCGGCCTCCAGTCGTTCATGTCGATGCACCTCCGGTTCGACTACGACGAGTTCGCCTACAAGTGGCGGTTCCGCATGGACGCCCAGCCCTACGACGACGTCGCCCTGTCGGCCTTCAAGGGCTCCGCGAAGTACAGCTCGGTCGTGACCCTCAGCAGCACCCGGACCTGATCCCGGCGTGATGTCTTCGCGGGCGGGGTCATTCGAGGCCCCCCCGCATCTCCAGAAAGCGAGGTAGAGAACATGGCTTCCGGGACCAGGACCGTAGACAAGTACGCGATCGTCCCCGCGATCGTCAACAAGGTGGCGACGAGCCTATCGCCGAAGCTCGTCAGCCTGAAGGGATACAACCACGTCACGGCCGTCATCACCGTCGTGAACACGACCGGCGTGACCGGCTCGGCCATCACCCTGGCGCAGTCCCAGGCGGTCGCGGGCACCAACTCCAAGGCGCTCGGCTTCGACACCGTCTTCACGTCCACCGACATCGCCAATTCGGTGGCGGTGACGGCGGCCACGGTGGCGAGCAACACGTTCACGACCACCAACACGGCCAACGCGATCGCGATGTACTGCATCGAGGTCGACGCGGCCAAGCTGGACATCGCCAACGGGTTCAACACGTTCAACGTGGCGGCGGCCAACGGCACCAACACCACGCTGTCCATCACGTACCTGATGGGCAACGTCCCCCGGTTCGCCGGCGGCTACAACTCGTTCATGAATCCCCTGGCGGACTGACGTCCGCCTCGGCCCGTCGCGTCGGTCCCAGGACGGGGCGGCGCGGCGGGCTTCACCCCCCTTGTCCGCGAGGCGAATCCTTGATCACCGACATCAAGAACAAGATGCTGGCCGCCATCGACAACAAATCCCTGACGGTCCTCCCCGTCTGCGACTCGCATTCCATGGTGACCGACGGCCCGCTCGGCGGCTGCGGGTTCGGCGACGTCGGCGACCCCCGGACGTACATCCCGGAGGTCTGGCGCGACGTCGTGGAGAAGTACGGCATCGACTCCGTGCTGGACGTCGGCTGCGGCTTCGGCTACTCGACGAAATGGTTCCAGGATCAGGGCGTCGATGCCCACGGCCTGGAGGGCTCCGAGGGTATTGTGGATCGCGCCGGCTCGGTCGCGGACAACATCCGGTGCCACGACTTCCGGCACGACAAGCCGCAGGGGCTCGGCGAGTACGACCTCTGCTGGTGCAGCGAGTTCCTGGAGCACGTCGAGGCCCACCACTGGCCCTGCATCCTGGCCGCGTTCGCGGAGTGCCGCTACGTCCTCATGACGGCAGCCCCGCCCGGCTTCGCGGGCCACAACCACGTCAACTGCCAGACGTCGGAATACTGGATCGAACGGATGATGGCGGCCGGGTTCGAGTTCCTGCAGGACGAGACCAACCGGCTCCGTCACCTCGCCCATGAGAAGCACCCGGAGGCGTACTTCCAGGGCACGGGCCTGCTGTTCCGCCGCGCCGAGCACATGCCGCCGGTCCCGACCCACTGGTCCGAGGTGGACGGCTGGCTGCTGGCGGACGAGGCGCTGCTGCTGCAGGAGATCGCCAAGGGCAACCGCGTGCTGGAACTGGGGGCGTGGAAGGGCAAGAGCACGCTCGCACTGGCGTCCACGGCGAAGCACGTCGTCTCGGTCGACACGTTCACGGGCGACGAGTCGACGGGATTCGCCGACACCCTCGGGGACTTCCTGGCCAACGTCCGGCGGTCGGGATTCGCGGGCCGGGTCGAGGAGGTCGTCTCGACCATCGGGGCCGCGGGCCCCGAGTTGAGGAAGCGGCGTTTCGAGGTCGTCTACATCGACGCCTCCCACGACGCGGAGTCGGTCGAGCGCGACACGGCCCTGGCCATGGAGGTGCTGCTGCCCGGCGGCACGATCCTCTGGCACGACTGGGATTATGAATCCGTCCGGCGGGGCGTGCTGGCGACGGGCCTGGAGGAGAAGGACATCCAGCGGTGCTGCGGGGTCGGCATCCTCCGCACCAGCAAGTGGGACGTCATGATCACGCTGCCGCACTCGCGGGGCGTCGAGATCCAGAGCGTCAAGAGCGTCCGGTACGCCACGATCGACCGGTTCGTCAACCGGGCGGGCGAGATGGACATGGACTGCGGGTCGCTGACCCACAACTTCAACACGCTCCTGGCCCAGTGCCTGGCGTGGCGCGACGAGGGCCGGATCACGCACCTGGCGATGGTGCACTCGGACGTGTCGGCCGAACGCGGCTGGGTCGACCTGCTGGCCGAGGAGATGCACCTGCACGGCCTCGTGGCGATCTCGGCCGTCGTCGCGATCAAGGACCCGGACGACGACCGGACCAGCACCGCGATCGGCAGCAAGGCCAACCCGTGGGAGCCGCTGCGGTACGTGCGGCGCCGCGACATGGGCAAGCTGCCCGCGACGTTCACCGGCAAGGACGTCTGCCAGGGCGACGACGAGGTGCTGCTGATCAACACCGGGCTGATGCTGATCGACCTGCGGTGCGACTTCTGGGACGCGTTCACGTTCCGGGTCTTCAACCGCATCCACCGGCAGGAGGACGGCACCCGCCGCCCGCAGTTCCGGCCGGAGGACTGGGAGATGTCGCGGGAACTCGAGGCCGCGGGCCTGCGGTACGGGGCGACGTGGCGCCCGCTGGTGGACCACCACGGCTGCCGCATCTGGAACAACCGGCCGGACGAGGTCGGCATCCTGACCAACGGGCGGGCATCCTGACATGGCGACCGACTTCGAACTCCGGGCCATCCAGGGCACCGAGACGGCCCAGACGATCACGCTCACGGCCGGGTTCGACGGCACGGAGTCGCTGTCGCTGGACGTCGGGGTCGGAGACAACCAGGCCGCATTCTCGACCCTGACGCCCACGTGGTCGAGCGGCCAGACGACGGGCTCGTACACCGACCTGGACGTCCTGATCGACGCCGCGGACTCGGCGGCGCTGCCGTGGGGCGTCTACGGCGTCGACCTCCGGGTCGGCACGTCGGACGTCGCGGCGGCCCGCGGCACCCTGACGGTCTACCCCGGCGCCGGCGGCACGGGGCGGCCGTATCAGCGGCTGCTCGCCTCGCCGGCGCAGGCCGAGAGCTACCTGCCGAACATGACGCGGGACCAGTACGACGCCCTGCCGACCGCGCTCGCGGCGGCGACGCGGGCGGTCGAGAGCTTCTGCCAGCGCCCGCTCGTGCTGTCGAGCTACGACCATTTCATCAGGCCGCAGAACTCCAACAAAGTCCGGCTCCGGACGTGGCCCGTGGCGGACCTGACGCGGTGCGCGGCGGGCCAGCAGGCGGCGTTCTGGGTGTCGAACACGACGGCCGACATGGCGAGCGTGTCCGAGGTCATGGCGACGCAGGGGACGCTGGTCCCGACGACGCTGTCCTTCGCCTCCGTCCTCTCGGGCACGACGACGACCCAGACCCTCACGGTGAGCTCCTATGCCACGATCACGCTCCTGGTGGCGGCGATCAACGCTCTGGGCAACGGCTGGGCCGCGACCGCCTACGGCCAGGCCGCGGCGCTGCCGACCTCCGAGCTGTTCGGCACGGTGGGGCCCCGCGACGCGAAGTCCGGCCGCCCGGAGTTCTTCGTCAGCAGCCAGCCGCTCGACTCCTACTGGCTCGACCCCGAGCGGGGCGTCGTCGAGGTCAACCAGTCGATCTCGGGCAACTTCCTGGTGGCCAACCCCCGGAGGGAGCTCCTGGACACCCGGCGGATGGGGGTGCGGTGCACCTACCGGGCCGGCTATGCGTACCTCAAGGCCGACTCGGACCTCGGGTACTACGTCGTGCCCGACGACCTCGCCGCCGCCACCATCATGACGGTCCAGTCCATCATCGAGGCCACGCCCGCCATGGGTCCGGTCAAGAGCCAGACGGTGAAGGACCGCTCGTACGTCCTGCGGGACTCGCTGGACGTCGTCCCGGAGCCGGCGCGGGCGATCCTCGCCCGCTACTCGGAGGTCGTCCTGTGAACAGCGGCTCGACGCTCATGGCCGGATATGCCGGGTATCCCTCGGCATCGACCAGCCCCGGCGGATTGAATGGAGTCGGCCTGTAGGCGAACACGGCGGTGGCGATGCCCATGTCGATCGTGACTCCCTGGAGGAGCAGGCTCCCCGCCTCCACCCCGGAGATCTCGTCCGCGACGACACAGCCGACCAGCGACCGGATCACCGAGGGGTCGGGGACGCATTCGATCTTGATGCGTTTTTCTTTGATCGATCCGCCCGGGATTAATGCTCGCAGTGATTTCCGCCATCCGACCTGATGCGCGATTCTCTCTTTCCAGTCCATGATTACCTCCCGCTGAAATCATACCATGCCCTGGCCCGGAATCCCGCCGCTGATCTACACCGACTCCGTCAAGGCCCGGGCCGCGACGTGGAGCAAGGACGCGGCCGGCGGCCGGGTGCCGACCTACGGCGCGTGGGGCGGCTCGGCCTCGTGCAGCGTCTCGGCCGCGTCGGCGATCCAGGCCCAGCAGCATTCCCGCGAGAACATGATCGTGTCCCACGTCGTGACGTCGAACACGCGGCTGGGCTACCTGCGGGATCAGCTCCTGTGGGCCGAGACGGGCGCAATCCTGACGATCAACGCCGTGGAGCCGGCGGGCGACGGGACGGGGCGGATCTGGAACCACTACTGCGAGGAGAGGCCGCTCCGCTGATGCCGATCACGACCAACAACTTCGACCGATTCCGCCGGGCCGTGCATGCCGAGCAGAAGCGGCGGCTGTCCCGCGCCGCGATCGTGGTCGACCGCGACGCCAAGGAGCTTTTGAGCGTCGCCGGGACGGGCGTCGTGGGGCCTGGCGGCGCCGTCGTCCGGGCCGTCAAGCGGACCAGGAAGACCATCTACGGCGCGTTCCCCTCGTCGCCCGGCTCGCCCCCGCACAAGCAGACGGGGCACCTCCGGCGATCCGTCACGTGGGAGTTGATCCAGGGCGTCAAGATGCTGGCCCGCGTGGGGACTAACGTGAAATACGGCCGCTGGCTCGAGCTCGGCACGTCCCGCATGCTGCCGCGTCCCTGGCTCGTCCGGGCCTTCCGCGACGCGATGCCGACGGTCAAGTCCATCCTGACGGCACCCTGGAAGTGGACGGGCTGACATGCCGGCGAACCTCATCGAAGCACTCGTGGCGTGGGCCGACGACCAGCCGTGGATCGTCTCGGCCTTCCCCGGCGGCGTCCACAACACCGACGCCCCGACCGGGGCGTCCACGCCGCTGCCGTACCTGACGTTCACGCAGGGGGACACCCGCGTGCTCAACGTGATCGGCGGCGGGACCCGCTCGGTCCAGTGGCCGACCGTCATGATCGAGGCCCGCGCGGTCTACGCGGCCGACGCCCGGAATCTCGGCGGCCAGATCCGGGACCTGCTGCTCGTCTCCGGCCCGCTGGCGTGGCTGGGCGGCACGGAGTCCGGCCGGTACGAGACCGAGGGCGAGGGCGGCGAACTGGAGGAGGGGCTGGGCCCGGACGGCTCCGACGTGTGGGTGCACCGTATCCCGATCGTCTTCTGTTGCTCGAGGTGGTGAGAACATGGCAGCCCAGACCGTCACGGCCTCGATGGCGACGCAGATCAGCGTCTCTGAGACGATGTCCCAGGCGCTCTCCAACAGCGTCCCGGCGACCGGGCAGATCGTGCCGAGCTTCGCCTACGTGAACGGCAACAGCGCGACCGCCCTGGGGATCAATCAGTACCTCGCCCGGGGCGTCACCACCGTCACGCTCAACGCGTCGGCCAACACCACGATCGTCCTGACCAACACCACCGACGACATCGGCCGGACGGTCGCGTTCGCCAACGGGGTGCGGGGCATCGCGGTCTACGCCACGAGCCGGACCACGGGCGACTTCCTGACGATCGGGGCCGCCGCCACCAACACCTGGACGGGCCTGATCAGCGTCAACACCGCGACGGTCAAGGTCTTCGACTACTTCCAGGTCTCCGTGGCGAGCACCGACAAGTACGCGGTGTCGGCCGGCAACGACCAGCTCAAGATCACCAACGGCGGGTCGAACCCGATCACCTTCAAGTACGTCATCCTCGGCAACTTCTAAGGGGGCAAGGCCATGGCCTTCAACTCGACCGCCGGCCAGCAGGCGAAGCTCGTGGTGAACTTCAACGGCACGAACACGGTGCTGGCGGCCATCAACTGGACGCTGAACATCGACCCGAAGGCGAAGGACGTCTCGAATTTCCGGGACGGCCGATTCCGCAAGAAGACGCTCCAGGACGCGACCGTGACGGCGACCGTGATCCACGACGCCGACGCCTCGGAGTACCTGACGGCCAACGGGGGGCTGGTCGACGGGCAGGTCGTGACCATGTACTGCTTCGTCGGCAACTCGTCGTCCAACACCAACTACGCCTACATCGTCCCGTCCATGATCACCAACGTCACGCCCAAGAACGGCGGCGCCGAGGATGTGGTGCAGCTCGACATCACGACGTCGCTGCACAACGGGACCGTCACATACCCGGTGGTTTAATGTACCCTCTCGATCTCATGTCCAACGCCTGCCGGCCCGTCACCCTGGCGGGCAAGCAGTACCCGGTCCGTCAGCTCAGGCTCCGCGAGTGGGGCGAGCTCCAGGCGTGGCTCAAGAGCGTCGCCCCGTCGCCCGTGGCGGTCGCCCTGAAGGCCCTGGCCGAGGTGCCGGACGTGCCGCAGCCCGTCCAGGACGCCCTGTTCCGGCAGGCGCAGGACGAGGCCCGTCGCTGGCCCCCGAAGGTCGGCAGCCCGGCGTGGATCAATGCCCTCGAGGAGATCGAGGGCGGCCGGGCCATGTTCCTGCAGGCCGCGCTGGCGGCCGGGGGCACCGAGCTGGACGAGGAGCAGGCCGACCGGATCGTGGACTCGGCGACGGCCGGCGAGCTCGGGGAGCTGCTGATGATCTGCCTGTTCGGGGAGCCCTCGGTCCCAAAAGGCGCAGGGGAGGCGACTCCCCCGAGCCCGACGACTGGGGATGGCTCTACGAGCACCTCAGGGCAAAGTGCGGCATGACGTACCACGAGATCAACGAACTGACGTTCCCGCAGGTCCGCTGCCTGCTCAACGGCGGCGAGGAGCCGGTCGGGCGGATCGACGACCCCGACGACATGCGGGACCTGATAAGGCAGGTGCAGTCCATTGGGTAAGCTCGCGGAAGCCTACGTGGAAATCGGCTCCCTGTCGGGCGGGCTCGACAAGGGCCTCGCGGCCTCGGAGCAGAAGCTCAAGGACTTCGTCGGCCGGGCCCAGTCGCTCATGGCGGCGCTGGGCGTGGGGCTCGGCGCCCGCGGGCTCATGGACGTCGCCGAGAAGGGGTCGAACCTCGCCGAGACCATGAACAAGGTCAAGGAGGTCTTCCGCGACTCGACGTCCGTCGTGACCGGCATGGCCGACGACATGGCGGCGAAGTTCGGCAGCGTGAAGACCGTCACGCTCGACGCGGCGTCCAACCTCGGGCTGGTGGCGCAGGGCGCGGGGCTGACGGCCGAGAAGTCCGCCGAGCTGTCCGTGCGGCTGACCCGGCTGGCCAACGACGCCAGCAGCTTCTTCAACGTCCCGCTGCAGGACGCGCTGGAGAAGATCAGGAGCGGCATGGTCGGAGAGGCCGAGCCGCTGCGTGCGTTCGGAGTCCTGCTGTCGGACGCGGCGATGAAGCAGGAGGCGCTGGCGTCGCACATCATCCCCACCAATCGCGAGCTGACGGAGCAGGAGAAGGTGCTCGCCCGCGTGGAGATCATCACCAAGGGGCTCAGCAAGGCGCAGGGCGACGCGGCCAGGACCATGGACGGCTACGCGAATTCGATCCGGAGGCTGAAGGGCGAGTGGGAGAACTTCCAGGCCGAGGCGGGCCAGCCGCTCGCGTCCGGGGCGGCGGACGTGCTCACGGCGCGGCGCGGCCAGCAGTCCGTCATCGCGGACCGCGGCGTCCTCGGGGCGCTGATGCTGAACTTGCGGGCCGGCTTCTCGAAGGCGGCGGCCGGCGAGCTGGCGGACGTCATGGCAAGGGGCATGACGGGCGACCTCTCGCAGCCGCTCAGGCGTCCCGACGGCACGATCTTCGCCCGGCAGCTCCCGGGTCCGGGCCGCGAGTCCTTCGAGGCGTTCGCCATGCGGACCCGCGAGGCAGACGCGTTCGCGGCGGCCCCGATCTTCGGGGGCGGCGGGTTCGGCGCGTTCGGGATGCTCGGCGGCATCGGCCAGAGGGTCAACGGGATGGGCCTGGATGCCGAGATCGCCAGGCGGCAGCAGGCCATCCAGCGGGGCAGCTGGTCCGGCGGCTGGGGCGCGATGAGCGCCTCGGACTTCGTCAGCTCCGCGCAGGAATCGATCCTGCGGCCCAAGGACGAGACCGCGAAGAAGCAGCTCGACGAGCTGGTCAAGATCCGCGAGGCCGTCACCAAGCCGAAGCAGCCCGAGGCCGCCGGGGTGGTCCTCAGGGGGCGGGCGAACTAGGCCCCGACAGCAGCAGGCCCAGCACCTTGACCACGACCCAGGCGCACGCGACGAACTCGAGCGCGCCCACCCTCATGCTCGTGCGCTCGGTCGCCTTCGCGATCCGGGCGAGTAGCGCGGAATCGGCAGCCTGTCTCGACCTCTGATCCTCGGTTGCAACGACCATGGGAACATCCCTCGCATATAGCTACGCCCACGCCGTCGACACGATGGCGAAGGGCATCGACACCCAGGGCCCATACTACAAGGTCAGCTATTATTTCGACGACTGGGCGAACTCGGATTCCGTGGCGAATGAGCTTCGGGGCTACACCCAGCGGGCCGGCAGTACGACGATCCGCGTCGGGCCGCACCAGCACCCGCTGTCGATCAACCTCTGCTGCGTGGACGTCCAGATCGAGGGCCTGGGGGCCCCGACCCTCTCCGCGTCCGGCATCCCGTACTATTCCGGCGGGTTCCTCGCCCACTGCACCTACCGCACGCTGCCGTACAGCCCCTACAACGTCCAGGACCCGGGCAACGTCAACCAGATCGACCCCGGGACCCCGATCCCGTGGTGCACGCAGGAATTCGACTACCGCGTGGAGCGGCTCCCCTACGGGGACAACCGGTACACCTGGAACGACGGCGTGACGCCCACCGAGATCCCGGTCGAGGAGCGATACGGGGTGTCGACCCTGATCATCACGTATCACAACCTGCCATACATGCCCAGCGCGACGATCCGCTCGCTCCGCGGCAAGCTGAATAACGCGACCTTCCTCGGGGCCCCGACCGCCACGGTGCTGTTCGAGGGCGGCAAGACCAACCGGGTCTTCAACGACGACGGCACGGTCTCGAATCAGTGCAGCCTGATCTTCCAGGAGCGCGACCAGGACTGGCGGAAGTTCCTGAAGAACACCGGCTCGTGGGAGGCGGTCAAGCGGGCGGACGGCAACTACATCTTCGAGGTCGCGGACTTCACGCCGCTGATCACCCTCTGACATGGCCAGGCGATTCCCCGAACTGAAGGACGGCGACCGGCTCGAGCCCGTCCACCTGAACATCATCTACCGCGAGCTCAACCGCTGGCGGTCGCTGCAGGCCGTCCCGCCCATGCGGATTGCGGGGGCCGAGGACGGCGTCTCCAACATCGAGATCAGCGGGCCGCCGTCGAACAGCTACCTGATCAAGCTCACCGCCACGGGCGACGCCAACGGCAAGCACGGCTGGAAGAACGTCCTCTGGAACGGCACCGCCTACGTCGACACCGGCCGGACCGGCGACGCCAACGGCGACTGGGCCATCGAGGTCAACACCCTGCGGTGCCCGCGCGGCGACGAGGTCTACGCCGCATGGAGGAACCGCTGGAACGTCATGACGTTCAAGGCCGTCCGGGCGATCGGCGTGGCGTCGGCCGACATCAACGCCAACAGCAACGGCACGGTCTACCTGTGGAGCGAGATCAACGGCACGCTCTCCAACACGAGCAACAGCATCACGGTCTTCAACTGGAACGATACGACCAAGGTCACGAGCGGCAAGCGGGTCATGCTGACACCGCACTCGAGGCGCTGGCTCGTCGACTTCGAGGTCTGCTAGCGTGTCCAAGCGTCAACAGCCGGGCTGCGGGTGCTGCGGCGGCGGCGGCGGCGGCGCATGCTCGACGACCTGCTCGCCGTGCGCGATCCCGACGCAGGACCTGACGCTGACGAAGACGCCCGGCCCGACCGTCTCGACGCTGGTCTACAGCAGCATCGGCCCGACGTGGACCGACGGGTCGTACACGTTCCAGTGCACGGCCGGGACGGCGACGCTGAGCGGCCCGGGCGGCCCGTGGTTCTACACGGTCAGCAACTGCACCGCGTGGTCCATCCAGTTCGGGGCCGGGTCCGTCCTGTCGACCATCACGGGCGGCAACCCGTCCGGCTCGACGTGCTGCCAGACTTTCATCGTCTTCGGCTGCTCGACCAACCTGCTCCCGGGGGCGACGGTCAGCGTCTACGACACCAGCGGCGGGACGCTGCTGGCGACCGGGACGACGAACAGCTCCGGCCGGGTCACGCTGATGTGGACGAAGGCGAGCTCGCCCTGCTCGGTCTGGGTCGAGGTGTCGAGGACGCGTTTCACGACCGACGCGGCCAGCTACACGCTGACGGAGTCCGGAGAGACCGAGATCGCGCTCTCCCCGACCGCCTCCTACTTCTGCTCCCTGTGTTGCACGTCGAGCCCGATCCCGCAGCCGCGGACCCTATTCCTGACCGACGTCAACGGGACGTACTCACTCACCTACATCAGCTCCGTCGGCATCGACATCTGGTACTACTGCGGCTCGGTGTCGGCAAACCCGACCATGACTGCGGGGACGCCGTGCGTCGTCGGAGGGGCGGCGTCGATCCCGATCTATTACAACGTCACGTGCTCAAGCTCCAACTCGTGGCGGGTCAACCGCCAGTGGGGCGAGGCGTCGAACGGCGGCGGGGTCTGGAACTACTTCGTGGATGCGACTTGCGGCTCGAACGGGATCGCAGGGAGCGGGTGCCCCAGCACTTTCGTGGGCGGGGCGGCGAGCGGGTTGATGACCTTCAACTGCACCGCGATCGCCTTCAGCAACACCCTCACGGCGTCGACCGGAAACAACCTTGCCGACCCGATCGGCGGCACGGTGACGGTCTCCGAATGAGCCCCGAGACCCGCGAGTGGTTGGAGTCGCTGCTGGAATCGGGCAACCCGGTCGAGCGTGCGCACGCGGCGGCGCGGCTGGCCATGCCGGACGAGATCGAGCCGCCCGCGCCCGCGCTGGCGCCGCTGGCGAACGCGATCCGGGCCATGAGGCACGGATTCCGCCGCTGCTTCTACTCGTCGCACGACGGCTGCGGCTGCACCGGGACCCACTGCTATTCGCTCGGGCGGGTGGTCGTCCTCGCCGATTGCATCGAGTGCCTGGAGTCCGACAGCAATGCCGACGTCGCCGGTTAAGTCTAATATCTGGACGTGGTTCAACGAGCCGATTTCGATCCGCTCGGGCAATTACACGTATGAATGCGTCATCAACGACAGCGGCGTCGTCGGAATCTCGCGGTACGACCACGTAGGCCAGACCATCGAGATCGGCAACGTCCGCGGCAGCGCGTGCGGGCCGCTCACGGCCGACGACCACAACAACCCGGCAATCCTGCTGCTCGCAAGCGGCAAGATCCTCGTCGCCCTGTCCGAGCACCCCGGGGCGTGCTACGCGTGCCTCTCCAACGCGTCCGACGGGACCGTGCTCTGCGACTGGACCCAGACCCAACTCTTCGACGGCGCGACCTATTACAACGCATACGCACACCTCTGCCAGACGACGGACGACCTCGGCACAATCTGGTGGTTTTTCAGGAACGGGAACACGTCCTCAGACGGACAGGTCGGCTACCGCGTCAATCAGAATGGCGGGGCCGGCGGCTCGTGGACGGCCAACGCGTCGAACGTCTTTTTAATCGCCAACCTGACCGAGACGAACAACCGGCCTTATTTCCGGATCGCCCAATCGGGGAGAAGGATCGACATTCTATATGGGAATGGAAATCCGGTTGAACATTTTACGACATCACTATACCACCTATATATAGAATTAAATACCGCAGGGACGTCCTACGACGTTCGCAAGAGCGACGGGACGCTCGTCGACACGTTCGCGATAACCGGAGGCACCGGGACCGTAAATGGAAAGACGCTCCCCCTGGACGTCCCGGAGGGGACCAAGATCTACGACGGCGCGACCTCCCGCGCCTGGGTCTGGGATGCCAAGTGGATCTCGGGCACCCTCCACGGCCTGTTCGTGACGTTCTCGCAGACCTCCGTGGCCGACGACACCCACCGATACCGGCGGTGCTCGCTCAGCAACGGGACCGGCGGCGGGACGTGGAGCGTCGAGACGATCTGCTACGCAGGGGACTCGACGGCGGGCGGGACGGTCGGCCGCACTCCCCAGTGGCTACCCCCGGATGGATCGCCGGGGAGCAACACGGTCTATTCTCCCGGCATCTGCTTCGACGTGACGAACGCCGATCGAGTCTACGCCTCGCAGAAGACGGGCTCGACCGTCGCCGAGATCTGGCAATGGGATCGCGTGTCGAGCAGCAATTGGACCCGAACATCGTCCGTCACCGGGGCCGACGGGGTTATCAACGCGCGGCCGTTCGGCGTGATTGGCAGCTCCGGCGATGCCACCTGGTGGCGCGCGACGTCCTACCCGAATTACGTGGGATACACGACGACCAACCCCGGGGCCCTGAACTCCAGGACGCTCGCGCGATCCACCAAGATTTCCAGCCCGTCCTACAACTCGTCGGCCAAGTATCCCGGCCTGAAGGCGTTCTATTTCATCTACGAGGGGACCGGCACGACGGTCGCCGACATCACCGGCACGTACAACGGCACGTTCGTCGGCACCCCGACGTGGGGCTCGGACGCATACGGCGCCAACCTGTCCGGGTTCACCACGAGCAATTACGTCGTGGCCGACGCCCTGGCTGCGAGCGGTTTCTTCGACGGAACGACATACCCGAAATGGCTGCACGTCCAGTACAAGTCGACGACATCGGGAACGGCCCAGTACATGGCGGGCTTCGGCAGCAGCGCGGCCAACACTCAGATGTTCGCCGTGAACGTCAATAGTTTAACGGACAATCAAGTCGCCGGGCTGTACAGAGACAACGCGACCGGAAGCAACCAGTTAGTCGGCACCAAGACGCGAGACACGGCGTACCACACGCTGACGATCGTGGCCGAGTCCGCAACCGTCACGCGTCTCTTCTCCGACGGCGCTTCGCTCCTGGTCGGCACCAACGCGATCGGGACGACGACCTTCAATAAATTCGCCATCGGCGTTCTATCCCGGACCTCCATCGGCACCCCGGCCACGGGCGTCACGCTCTCTCTCGTCGCGGCGGGCTCCGGCTCCACCGCAAATCCGATGCACCTGCACCACGACTCGATTCTAGGCCAGTTCCAGCCGACGTGGGCGCCGGCTTCCTCGTCCGGCGGGATCATCTTCCACAGGCGCAACCTGCGGGGCGGCTTTACCGAAATGGGGTGATCGATGGCACTGATCAGTTACAAGCGATCGCAGACGTCGGTCGTCTTGCGGGTGAAGATCCTGGACTCCTCGGTCACGACCGGCGCGGGCAAGACCGGCCTGACCTCCGCGTCGTCCGGGCTGAAGATCGGCACCATCGCCGACAATGAGAGCACGAGCACGGCCTACACCGTCGCCGGCTCCACGATCGAGACGATCACGACGCTCGGCACGTACGCCACTCCGACCGCCACGAAGTGCCGCTTCAAGGAGGTCGACTCGACGAACCACCCGGGGGTCTACGAGATCCAGATCGCCGACGCGCGATTCGCCGTCAGCTCGGCCAAGTCGCTGCTCGTGTCGATCAGTGGCGCGACGAACGCGGCCGAGACCGACGTCCTGATCCCGCTGGTCGACAACGACCCATACACGGCGAACGTGACCGCGGCGCAGATCGCCACCGGCGTCTGGCAGGACGCGACCGCCGGGGACTTCACGGTCTCCAGCTCGATCGGCAAGAGCCTGTACACCGGCGGCGTGGCCCCCGGCGGCACCAACGGACTATTCATCGCGGGCACCAACGCGGCCACGACCGTCACCACGGCGTTCACGACCACCTTCACGGGCAACCTGACGGGCAACGTGGGCGGCAACGTCACGGGCTCGGTGGGCAGCATCGGGACCAACGGCATTACGTCCAGCTCGATCGCGACCGACGCCATCACGTCCACGGGCCTGGCGGCGTCGGCCGTCACGGAGATCTGGTCCCAGGCCATGACGGAGCTCTCGGCGGTCCCGGCCGTCACGGGGACCGCCCTGGCGGCCCTGACGTGGTGCTTCGAGATGGCCCGCAACAAGTACACCGAGACGAGCACGACCGGCACCCTGTTCAAGGACGACGGCAGCACGACGCTCGCCACCGTCACGGTCTCGGATGACGGCACCACCTTCACTCGCGGGAAGGCGACCTGATGGCCATCGACACCAAGGCGAAGCGGGCCAGCGTGGTCAACAACCTGGCCCGGTCCACCGTGCCCCCGCCGCCGTCCGGCACGATCGGCGCGGCGGCGCGTCGTCACCTCGCGGGCCTCTACGCCGGGCTCGCGTCGTCCCCCGCGCCGCCCACCACCCTGGCGGCCTACCCCGACCCGTTCGCCGCCACGTCGCGGCTGAAAGGCACCTGACATGCCGACGACTCGATTCCTGCCGGTCACGAAATTCGACCCCGGCGGCGCTCGCGGGGCCGCGTTGCCGGTCGGCACCACGGTCGATACCGCGCTGGTGATCTACCGCGGGCCGGACGGCAAGACTCGCCGGGAGGTCATGCACGTCGTGGACAGCGACACGCCGATCGACGGCGAGGTCGCGTGGTCGACCATCCTCGAGTGGACACCCGCGGAGTGACGCCATGACGAGACGTGACGCCCTCAAGCTCGCATCCCTCGCACCCCTGGCCGCGTCCGCCCGCGAGTGCCGGCGGCGTCGCGAGGAGCTGGTCCGCGCGGAGCCCGAGCCGCCCCGCGAGCCGGAGCCCGACGTCCGCCCCACCGAACCGTTCCCCGCCACGTTCCTGCCGCTGCTCTGACGATCCCCACGCCCCGACGCACCACTGCCCCGGCCATCATGGTCGGGGCTTTTTTTCATGCGCCGAGAAAATTCCGAGGGAAGGTGCTTGACTTTTGTAGCCGCGCCGGCTACTATTGGGTTGTGGGGATGAGGGACAACGAGACGCGAAAGGGGAGATGAGATGCGAACCGCAACAGTCATTTGGGGCAACGGCAAGACAACCACGGAGAAGATCGTCTCTGAAACGCCTCGCACGTTCGTGACAGCGGACATAAACGGACTGCGATGGTGGAAGCATACCGGACTCCGCGTTGGAGCCATGGCTGTTTCGCGTAACACGAAAGTCACCCCGGCAATCGCAAAAATCAACCCCGAAACGCAGGAGAGATGAGATGGCCAGCAAATCCGCCTTTGGTTGCGACTTCGAGACGATCGCACAGATCCTCCCAGGCGACCGGATTGACCGGGGCGTAAGTGCGGCATGGTTCGCGGGTAATAGGCAGGTATCGCCCATGGTTCCGGTCGGCGGCAAGCTCCCGCGAGAGGTCCGGGAAATCATGGCCGCCCATTCCAGCGGCGACTCCGACATCAGAATCATGCTGGTTGGCTAACCCCCCACCCCAGGCCACGGACGGCCGCAACGCAGGAGAGATACAGATGAAAACTTTCGGGTACTACATGGCCGCCGCGATCGTGGCCATCGTGGCCGTCGCCGTCGCGTTCCTTTTCCCGTGGGGATGATTTCGATGCCGACCAACCAGCAACCCACCCCCCGCACCTATCGCCTCAGTGCCGCGACGCTCGAGAAGCTCGGCAGGCTCGCATCCGTGGTGCGGGAGGGCGTGACGCTCAGCGAGAGCAAGACCATCGACGCCATCGTGGCGGATCGATTCAAGGCCGAGGAACGCAAGGCCGCGAAGAGCAAGTGACGCCCCGCCAGCCCGGCTACTCGGCCGGGCTTCTGTCTGCGCAGTCCCATTCGGCGACGCTCATCTCGGCTCCTCCCGTGTTCAGTCCCACCGGTCCAGCCGATACTCCAGGGATTGGCCACCGCTCCGCACCCGGACGATGCAGTCCCACTGGGCGTTGCCCTTGCTGAGCCCGATCCCCGCCGCGTGCGGCTCGCCCATGCCCTCAATGGTGGCGCCCTTGGAGTAGGACTCGATCACCGAGCGGACCTCGCGGAGCTCGGACTTCAGGATCTCGGGGAACAAGGCCGCCCCCGCCTGCCTCGACTCCCTCGCGCCCTCCAGGATGAACACCACCCCGGCCCCGTGGTGCTCGTTTCCCCCGTTCCACATCGAGGGCTTGAGGGTGATCGCCTCCACCTCGACGTAGCGACCGGCCCCGAGGTTGAACTGCGCGGCCGACGCGCCGCCGTTCCAGAAGTACCACGACACCGGGTTTCGCGCCCCCTCAACGTCCCACTGGAGGATCGGCGGCGCGTCGAGGTTCACCGCCGTCACCATCGCCGTGTAGGGCCCATGGTGGGGGGCGAGGAGTTGGATCACCTCCGCGGTCGGAAGCACCGTCCTGCTGAACTTTTCCCACGTCATCACCCCGGCCGCGATCGCCATCGGGGCGGCCTCGGACCCCTTCGGCTTGAGGTGCGAGAACACGCCAGACGAGGGCACACCCTTCTTCTGTGCCGGCCTCCAGATCGCCTGCACCTCGTCTAGCCTCGCGAACCTCCGGGGGAGCGACCTCTCCAGGCCGAGCTTCGCCACCAGCTTCTCCGCGGCCTCGATCGCCCCCGAGGTGGGCGCGGCCTGGGGACGCTGATAGGACAGGGGGTGCATCTTGGCCTTGAACGCCCTCGCCACCTCGTCGAAATCCTTGCCGGCGGCGATGTCCTCGAGAAGCGTGCCGATCATGCTGCTTCGGGGGTGGCAGAACCCGGCCGGGGCGTTGGCCACGGCTCGCCATACCACGTTCGCCTTCCGGACGCCATGGGCCATGGCTCGCGCCACATGCAGGGCATGCAGCCACTCCGCCTGCCCCAGCACCTTCTCGCTCCGGTACAGGGAGTCGGCCTTGAGCATCGTCAGCGCGGTCTCGAGGTTCGGTTTCGTGAACTCCGAGAGTGCCCGCATCACGGTATGAAAGTCTTCTCGCTTCTCCGCCATGGCCTGGCCCGCGGTCAGGGTTGCCAGCTTGAGCAGCATGCGCGGCGAGGGCTGCAAGGCCATGTGACGCCACACCCCGGTCCTGGGCGTACCCCACGTCGGGTCCGAGGACCGGAAGACGCCGGTCACCTTGGCGAGGCGCACGGCCATGACCATCTCGGAGATCGCGACCGCGTACTCGGGCGGAGAGTCGTCAACGCTCCAGAACGCCGGAGTGGTGGACCCATCCTCGCCGATCGTCACCAGTGCCCCGAACCGATCCACGAAATGGCGGCAGCAGTGACAGTTGTGGTACTGGCGCTCGACCGGGTCCTCGAAGCCGGCGAGGTACAGGTCCCACAGGCCGGTCGCGTCGGTCGTGAACAGGGGTTCGTCGCCGTCTGAGCAGTTCCTCAGCAGCCTCGCGTTCATCCGGGCAATGAACCCGTCGTAGTCGGCGTCCTCGTGATTCCCGCGCGTCGCCGCGACCTCGGATACTTGCGTCTGCATGGTCTCGACTCCCATGTTCGTGATCTCGTCCGTTCCCACTCGAAACACGTCGTAGCTCATCTCGGCTCCTCAGGCTCGGGGATGGGGCCAGCCCAGCGACCGTAAATGTAAGATGTGTTGTCGACACGCAGCCAGCCGCGAAGTTCCTCCAGCAGATAGATCGCTGTTTTGTGGCCGACGTTGGTGATAACGGAGGTTCTGTCTTTCTCGCCTTGCCACACGAGCGGCGTGCGGCTGGCCTGGCCTGCGGCGAAACCGTCACGATAGCCAACGATATAGTTCGGGAGATCATCCGAACTGGATTTCTTCCACTCTTGAACCATGTAGTCCTCACTAGGCTCATTCACGGCCGCACCTCCCCGCTCGCGTCATCTCGCCCCAATTCCGCGTCTGCGGCGGGCTTCTGGTAAAGGCCCATTTCGACAGC